TGACAGATACAATAGGATGGTTAGTAATGGAAGTTACAACTACAAAGATTATCAATGTTTAGCCGAACTTAATAAAGAAATAGGGATAGATGAACACGATTATTTTAATTTTTTGAAAAATATAATAAAACCATTTTTAATATTATTTTTTATTTTCATTTCAAGTGAGGTGATTGGTCAAACATATACTCAAACATTTATTGATAAATGTACGGGTGAAAAGAAAATTGCCACGACTACTATGATAAATGGATACGCAACAGTGTCTTTTTATAATCAAGTAAGGACATTTACACCATTGGAAGTTCAAACAGGTGTTGTACAAACTTGGTTAGTTACAACAAAGGCAACGTATGAGGCACTTACTTGTCCCGTAATTAATAATCCAATCGTTCAACAAGCGGTCGCAAACGCCGCAACACAAGCAGCAGCATCAGCCGCAAGTTCAGCAGCGGCATCTGCCGCAAGTTCTGCAGCATCATCATCCGCTAGTTCTGCGGCAAGTAGTAGTGCAAGTTCAGCCGCCGCAAGTTCTGCTGCGTCAACACCTCCACCTACAACCCCTCCACCGGCGAGTAGTGGCTCAACACCTCCACCGGCAAGTGGAGGAGGTTCATCTTCATCAGGTAGTGGTTCATCATCAAGTAGTAGTTCATCGTCATCTTCGGAAAGTAAAACCGAAACAAAGACAGAAACTAAATCTGAAACAAAATCAGAAAGTAAGAGTGAATCAAAATCCGAAAGTAAGAGTCAACGATTGGTGTATCTAAATCTTCATTGATGGGTGACAAGAGTTATTCGGCAAACGCGGTTATAATGAGTGATTTAAAAACATTCATAGTAAGTGCCGGATTTACTAAAATGGATTTTTCAAATGGTAAATTAAACGCCATACACTCATACTCATCAGCATTTGCGTACTTGAATGGTAACTATATGAATCTATTAGGTTACACGTACATAAAACCAACATTGAAAAAAGGTGTATTTGGTTATAATGTTGGTCTAATTAACTTATTACTTAATAATAGTGAGAAGGGAGGTTACGACCATAATATGTCAACATCAGTAGTTGCGTTTTGGACTAAACCATTTCAATACAGTAAAAAATTAAGTATTTCACCACAGATATTCACAATGTTTGCCCCTATATCATATAACAGCGAAGCTAAGACCACAACAGTTAATAGACATATGGGATTCTTATTAGGTTCTTCGTTTGATTATAAATTAAGTAAACGATTTGGACTTAGTTTGAATTATAAACTAAGTGGTAATACCACACCGGGTTCTCCATTCTTGAGTAATATTTTGATTGGTAGTAGAATGATACTATAAATAAAAAATCCCCAATGTAGAAACATCGGGGATTGATTGACAAAAAAACTAAACGTATCTCTTAACGATACATTTAAAATTTATACTATTAATTTTACAAAGTCAAGTTTTTGTGTAATTTAATTATTTCTGAACAAGTTTCATAATCTTCGTTTTGTTCAAAAAATGGCATCACATCTCTGATTAAAGATTTTGCATCTTTTTTAGAAAACGTAAAATCAGTATCCCATTCCAATCCTCTAATTTTTGCAGTTACCATAAGAGTAAGGCTGAATTTATCTGTGGATGTTAGTTCTTTGAAAAGATTCAAAATTGACCTATAAATGGTTTCCTTGTTTCTACCGTAGAAGTCGCTAAAGTCTTTGTAGGTCCCATCAAGATTTAATACGAAATCAGGTTCTGTTCTTTTTTTCTTTGTTCCGGTGCTTTGGGTTGGTTTAGACATAAAAATTGTGTGTTTGGTTGAGTATGGAACAAAATAAGTAAAAATTTGTTACGTGACAAAATTTTTTGCTTATTTGTTGAAAACTTTGTGTTCAAGAACAGTTATCCTGTTTTTTAGATATGACACTTCGTTCCTGTAATGTTCAACAATGAAAAATATCGTTATTAACATCCCCAAGTTTATGAGAAAAAGGACTGTGTCTTTTGTTTTTTGTTTCATATAATGATGGTTTATGTCAAATTTAAATGATGGGGATGGTTAAATCCCATCCCCCCATAAATTTACTGTACCTCAACAGCTTTCGCTGTTGTATCAGTCGTGACTGCGGTTGAATCTGTAGCTACTGCGGCAGAATCAACTTGAACTGCAGTTGAGTCAGTTGTTTCATTTGTGGTTGACCCTGAACCACAGGCAGATAATGTCAATGCGACAATAACTGCGAGTAATAAAGTATATTTTTTCATACTAAAGTAAATATACATAAAAATTTTGGATATTCAAAATAAGCAATAAAAAACCCCAACAAGGATGTCGGGGTTTTAAGGTCTTTCAGTGGATTCAACCCCACTTACTTTTGAAAAAAACGAAAGGTAATCGACAAAGAGAACCTCTGAGAATATAAATATATATGATATATTAAAAAAGTCAACTATTTACAAAATTTTTTTTGACAAAATTAAAGTTTCGCCCTTAAATTTTATCGATGTAGTTGAATTTTCTTTAATATTACCTTTTAATATCTCCTCACTTAAAAAATCTTCACATAAATTTTGTATGATTCTCTTAATAGGTCTAGCACCATATTCTTCTTCCGAATTCAATTCAAATATTCTATTGACTACCGTCTTGTCAAAGGAAATTTTATAATTCTTCTCTGATAACCTATTGACTAGTTTCTTCAATTCAATGTCGATAATAACTTTTATCGTTTCAGAATCCAATGGATTGAACATAATGATGTCATCAATCCTATTTAGGAACTCGGGGTTAAATTGTTGCTTTAACGATTTTTGAATTATTGATTTTTTTACTTCTGATTTTTGATTTTCCTTACTTGAAGTAGAGAACCCCATACCGTCACCAAACTCAGACACCTTTTTTGCACCAACGTTTGATGTCATAATGATTAGTGTGTTTGTGAAATTAACCTTTCTACCAAATGAGTCGGTTAAATGACCTTCATCAAGAATTTGGAGTAGGATGTTAAACACATCTTTGTGTGCTTTCTCAATCTCATCAAATAATATAACGGAAAATGGATTATTTTTTACTTTCTCAGTTAATTGACCACCCTCATCGTAACCTACATACCCCGGAGGCGAACCAATTAATCTCGATACGTTGTGCTTTTCCATAAATTCACTCATATCGACACGAATTATTTTATTTGGGTCTCCGAATATCGTTTCTGCAAGAGATTTTGCTAAATAAGTTTTACCTACACCTGTTGAGCCGAGGAAAATAAAAGAACCAATTGGTTTATTATTGTCTTTAATACCAACTCTGTTTCTTCTAATTGATTTTGATATCGTTTTAATTGCGTCATCTTGTCCAATCACTTTTGATGATAGGATATTCTCTAATGTTAGTAATTTTTCGGTTTCTTTTGAGTCTAATTTACTAATGGGAACACCTGTCATATCAGAAACCATATCATACACATCTTCAACACTTACAGGTGTTTTATTTTCTTTTTGACTGATGGTCCATTTGTCTTTTTCATCCTCCAATTTTTTGAAAATTTTTCTTTCCTCATCTCTAAGCTTAGCCGCCTTCTCATAATCTTGATTTTTCACAACCAAGATTTTTTTCTCCTTAACCTCATCAATTTTTTTCTTTAAATCCTCAATAATCTCAGGAATTTTCTTGGAAATCTTTTTATTCGAACCAAGCTCGTCCATAATATCGATTGCCTTATCTGGAAATTGTCTATCTGTAATAAATCTTGCAGATAACATTACAATTGTTTCAATTACATTTTCATCAAACGACACTTTGTGAAAATCCTCATAAGACGATTTTAAATTTTGTAATATTTCAATAGTTTCTGTTTGAGTCGGTTCTTTTAAGATGATTTTTTGAAATCTTCTCACAAGGGCACCATCTTTTTCGATGTGTTTTTTAAATTCATCAAAAGTTGTTGCTCCAATACATTGAATTTCACCTCTCGCTAACGCCGGTTTTAAAATATTAGCAGCATCCATAGCTCCACTCGCATTTCCCGCACCAACCATCGTGTGTAATTCATCAATGAACACAATAACATTCGTATTTTCTTGTAATTCATTTAGAATCGCTTTAATTCTCTCCTCAAATTGACCTCTATACTTCGTACCAGCAACTAAAGATGTTAAATCTAATGAGACCAATCTTTTATCCAAAAGATTGCTAGGACAATTACCCTTATAAATTTGTAGAGCTAATTTTTCAACCAATGCTGATTTACCAACTCCCGCGTCACCGACAATTACCACGTTGTTTTTCTTTTTCCTTGATAATATCTGTGAAATTCTTTTAACTTCAACGTCTCTACCCACGACTGGGTCTATTTTACCTTCTTCAGCTAAACGAATCAAGTCTCTTGAAAAATTATCAAGAATTGGTGTTGCTGAATTTGGTCTTTTACTTTTTTGATTTGGTTTTGCACCGTCTTCGAAGAAATCTACCGCCATATGTGTTTAATTTATCTTTTTATCTTTTAACAAACATAACAATTTTAGATTAAAAAATCAAATCCAAGACAAAATGTCTAAAAAAATGTCTAAGGAATGTCTAAATGTCAGTTTTAGACATTTGGTAAAAAAATTGTTTATTGATTTAAAAAAATTATAATATATGATTACATTATTCAACGACCCATTTTTCAAAACCTTGGACACAGTGTTCGAAGGTGGTAGAATTCAGAGATTACCCGAAACGAAGATTTCTAAAACTGATTCTGCGTATGTTGTTACAATGTCGGTTCCCGGCCTAACTAAAGAGAACTTAGTCATCTCACTCAAAGAAGGGATATTAAAAATTTCTTATGAGAAAGATGAGAAACTCGAATTTGTTGAGTCATTCTCAAAACAATATCGAATACCTGACGACGTAAAGGATAAAGATATTGAAGGTAAGGTCGAAAACGGAATATTAACAATTACGTTACCGTTAGACAAGAAAAAGTCCTTAGAACGATTAATCTCTCTGAATTAATTTAAAACCCCGAAATTTCGGGGTTTTTTATTTGATATTTATATAGTGATTGATTTATAATCTAAAATTTCGTATATTATAGTAATCAAATTAATATATTATGGCAATACTAAGTGAAAAAATCGAAGGAAAAGAGATTATGGTTGAAATCAACTCAAGTAACCTAAAGAAGGCTTCTTATAACACGGAAAGTAAACTTCTTACAGTTACATTTAATAATGGCTCTATTTATGAATATTATGAGTTCCCTTGGGACAAGTTCACAAAATTTAGAATGAGTGAATCCCAAGGTAAATTTCTTAACACAAACATAAACGGAAAATACAATTATAAAAAGGTAGTATGATGAATAAATCTTTGGTCGATGAGTTATTAGAAGATAGTGAGTTAGACCAAAAGATAGTTAAATCTTTTTATTCAAAAGATACATTGTCCTCGGATATATTTGAGGACACGGATGGTTCATATAAAATGCATAAAGGTATTAGAGATAAGTTATTAGAAATCTCTGATGCCTTTATTGATTTTATCGGAGTTGATTTTTTTATTGAGGATGTACATTTAACAGGTTCTCTGTCAAATTATAACTGGTCTGAATATTCTGATGTTGATTTACATATATTAACAAATTTCGAAGACTTTGACAATCAAAAAATAATTAAAGAGTTTTTCGATGCGAAAAAGAATAATTGGAATCAGAGTCACGACATTAAGATTAAAGGTTACGATGTTGAACTTTATGTTCAAGATAGTAATGAATCTCACCTATCATCAGGAGTTTATTCTTTATTAAATGATAAATGGATAGTTGAACCAAAAATCGGTAAAGAACACATTGATGAGGACCTAATTCTTAAAAAGGGTGAGGAGTACGCCAAGATAATCGAGGACTTAGTGAAGAAATCTGAACAGGGTAAAGATGTATCAAATGACGTTGATGACGTTAAATCAAAGATAAAGCAATTTAGACAATCAGGTCTTGAAAGTGGTGGGGAATATTCGTATGAGAATCTAACATTCAAATTACTTCGCAGAAACGGATACATTCAAAAACTTTTAGATATCAAAAAAGGGATTACAAATAAGAAATTATCCGTGAGTGAATCGTAATCCATATATTTTTTGATATATCTATGTATTTATAGGATAAGAATAACTTCATTTAATAATATTAAAAAATGGGAGATTTAAAACCGCTCGGTAGTGAGAAATTAAACGGGGATGAAAAATTAAAAAGAATCCTTGAACTCACCTACTACAAAAATGGCTCAAATAATACACAAACAACCAAAGCTGATTATATTTCTGAATCAACAACAGGTATCTATGGTATTGTAAAAGAAAAAGACGGATACTACGTTAAGAAAGGACTCAATGAAAGTTCTTTGGATTATATCGGTGGTATGTTTATGAAAAATAAAAACAGATTTTCTTCATATGCTGAAGCTCTAAAGAGACTTTCTTTATTGAAGGGTCAGGAAGAGATATTGAATGAAGAAACAAAATATGTTTTGAAGGTCAACAAACCTGCTTCAAGTAATGAAGCTGCGGTTCCTGCACCAGCTCCTGCTCCCGCACCGGCCCCTGAAGCTGCACCAATGGACGCTATGCCACCGATGGATGCACCAGCTCCTGAAGCTGCACCAATGGACGCTATGCCACCGATGGATGCACCGGCTCCTGAAATGCCAACAGGTGACGATGAAATGGGAGATGAAACAGGAGGAGCTCCTGAATCTGGTGAAGACAAACTAAAAGTTGTTCAAAAATTGACAGGTAGATTAGGTCAAAAATTAAGAGATATACAGGACGATATGGAAAGTGATGATATTAAGTATATTATCAATTCAGTATTATCAGCAGTTAATTTAGATAAACTAGATTTAGAAGACAAAGAAGAAATCTTAGGTAAATTCGAAGATGAAGAAGATTTCGCCGGAGAAGATGGTTTAGATGATGAAATGGGAGGTGAAATGGGAGGTGAAGAAATACCTGCAGAGGAACCACAACCAGACGCTGAATTAGGTGAGGTTGATGGTATCGACGCTTTGGAGAATTTAATTAATATGGAGTTCGAAGAAGATGATGATATGATGATGTCTAGTCCTGAAAAAGAAATAGACACTGACTTACCTCCAATGGAAATAGAAAAAGAAAAAACAAGAAAAAATAAATTTCACGTTGAACCAGGCAGTGAGGAAGATTTATATTACAGACAAGCATCTTTTGATTCCGATTTTGGTGACGATGACGATGAAGATTTGTTTGGTGATAGCGGTTATGGGGACACATTCCACTTTGATTTAAAAGAAGTTGGTGATTTAGAAGATATGTACTCAGATGAAATTGACGATATTAATAGTAAAATAAAAGACCCTGAATTTTATATGGATGATGAAGAGTCATCAGTTGAGGGTGAGATGTCAGGTGATTCAACGTCAAAAGAAATTGATATTAATGAATTAACCGACATTATCAACAATAGTGTAAAAGAAACATTAAGAAAACACTTTGAATAAGAATGTATCTATTATATATCAATGAACTCGGAAAAGACTATAAAGGTCAACAACAATACGAATTTATATTCGGCGAGAACGTTGATGTGTTAATGGATGAATGGTTTATAATTCCATCTTCAGGCAGAGCAGTTCCACCTGAATTAGAATTTGTCGATTTAGTAGGGGTTTTAAAAAACTCAGATTTAAAATTAGATTTAGTTCAAAATTCAGATTATTTCGGAATGATTGATGCTGTAGATGGAATTATTGCTTTAGGGTGGGAACCTTTTGATATACACGCAGAAGAAAGACCTATCAGGGTTTCTTTTCATTTCGGTGAAAACATTGAAAGTGTAACAAAAAAATTAGAAAGAAAGGGACTTCAACTAATAAATGAAGAAATTAAAATCGATTTATAATGAAACGTAATGAAATTGTACAAAGATTAATCAAAGAAGGATTTAATAAAAATACCTTGGTTAATATGAGTGATAAACAAATATGGATGCTCTCCGAAAGAGTTTTAGGAGAAGCACCTACTTCTATTACAGTTGGTCCTAATAATATGGCGGCAGCTGTTGAATTAGCTAAACAAGGTGTAAATGTTAAAGTATCTGATAAAGAAGTTGTTGAGGGTGGTGTTGGTCCTAAAGTAACTAAAGGACACAATGGTATTCCTGAGTTTATGGATTCAAAAAAATTGAAGGGAGAAAAGAAAGATAAGGAAGACCCAAAAAAGAAAAAAACTGAAAAAAAATCTTTAAATTTGAAGAAATTAGAAGATTTGGATAAAAAAGAAATCAAAGAATGGGTTGAAACTTTGATAGAAAATAATTATCATCCATTAACAACAAAAGATGAAATTATGGAATTAGTAAAACAAAAATTAAATGAGGGTCCTGGTCCATTAGTGGCTGACCCTGATGTTGATGTAGAACCAGATATTGATGTTGAACCAGATGTTGACTCACCTTCAGTAAATCCTGATACGGACCCGTATGTGGACCCTTGGGACAACCCTGGTGTCGGACCTGACCCAAGACCTAAATTCCAAGGAGAAAAAGGAATGCCTGAATTTTTTAAATTTAAAGAAATTTTACAATCAATCAACGAGAAAAAAGATTTTAACTCTCTTTCCGAGTCGATTATGAGAAAAATTAAAAAAGTACTTAATAATGGCTAAAAAAGAATTTAAAGAGGCGATGAATTTCGCTGATAATAGTAGACCCGACCCAGGTGTTCAGGCGAAACTATCGAATCGAGCAACTCCATTCAAAAAAGTTGAATTCCCAAATCCTGATAATGATGGTGGTTTCACAAACTACGAAGAATTATTGGCTAGTGAAGAGTATGAGATGGCGTTAGGTAGACTTAACGCTTTTACTGGTGAAAGAAATATTGGTACGGGTTTTCAAAGTCAAAGCAAATATTATCAGTTATCAATACAAGCCTCTAGAATTTTAGGTGAAATTAAAAGAGCCGAATCTCAAAAAGAAACAGAATTAGAACAATTGTGTGAAAGATTAGTTAGAGAACACTTTAAAATTCCTGCAAACAGATTACAATTTGATATTAAATTAGAGTCCGAGAAGATACAAGTTAATCAAGACCCTGAACCATCTCAGGTTCAAAAACAAGAAGAGGAATTGGTTGATGAGTTACTTGATATGGAAAGAGCAAAGAGAAGATTACTCAATGCAATGACTCAAGGAGCTGCGGTTGATTCTACTTGGATTTTTAGAAAGGTAATTCCTGAGATACAGGCAATTACGGGAGTTAGAGACTTAGCAGACAAATATTCTATTTTCATTGCAACAATGATGTTAGGATATTGGCAATTTCCTGATGAATTATTAGAAATGTCAGTTATTGGAAATGGTCAACTTAATGAAGCTGCGGGTGCTGGTAAAACATATATTGACACGTCAACAAATCCACCAACAGTAGTGGTTAGAGCGGTTATATTTCCTTTCTTAATTCACGAAGCCATTAAGGGTGTTATGGAGTTTCTTTCAAAACAAAGAAACCCTGAAAATCCTGAATTAGTACAAAAAGCAATGGATTTAGAAGATAAAGTATTGTATGAAATTTGGGACATTAGATTAGGTCCTGCAATTTGGAGAAGACTTTATGATTTATATCCTGAAGCAATTAAAAACGAAGAGGACAAAAGAAAATTACAAGCGTACATTTATTCAAATGTTGCAAATTTACCGGTAAGAGATTTTTTAGTTTTAATGAAAGAGGTTATTGGTAAATCTGAAAATGGTAAAACGTTAATCGGAGCAATGTACTATGATTTAACAAGAAAAGTAGATAGTGAAGAAGTAACAAAATCCACATCAGAATTTAAAAGAGTAATGGACGAAATATCACCCCAAGTAAGTAATGATGAAATACGAGACTTATTGGCAGGATTGAATATCTCACTACAATAAAGTTAAAGTGGTCAAATTTGACCACTTTTTTTGTATTTATATATATGAGTGCTAAAATTGAACAATTAAAAGAATATGCAAGAATTATTAAAGACACACCATACGCTTTAAGAACTTATTTGCAAACGTATGATAATACTCAAAAAAAATACGTCCCTATGGACCTGTTTCCTGACCAATTACAATTGATTCAGGATTATGAAGATTACAACGAAAACATCACAAAAAAATATCGTCAAGCGGGGGTAACAACAGTAACTGCTGCTTGGTTGTCCAAAAAATTACAATTAGCAAAACCTGACGAACCTGAAAGAGTTCTAATCATTGCAAACAAAAGAGATACTGCAATTGAGATGGCGAACAAAGTTCGTAACTTTTTAGAACAATGGCCCGAATGGTTAAATGTTGGTTTCTCTCCTGATAAAAACTCTGAAAGTAGATTTAGATTAAATAACGGATGTGAGGTAAAAGCCGTAGCAACATCCGCGGACGCGTTACGTGGTTATACGCCAACAGTACTTGTATTTGACGAAGCCGCATACATTGAAGCAGGGGAAGACTTTTGGGCAGCATCTATGGCGTCATTATCTACGGGTGGTAAGATTATTCTAATCTCAACCCCAAATGGATATGACCCGATATATTATGGTGTTTATGACCAATCATTACGTGGATTAAACGACTTCCATATAACCGATTTAAGATGGTTTAAAGACCCTCGTTATACAAAGGACTTAGTATGGGTAAAATGTAATGACATATGTCATTATATGTTGAATAGAGAACAATACAATGATGATGAGGTAGTACTTCGTGAATTCGATATGAGTAACTACCGAAAAATAGAAGAAGATGGTTATAAACCATTTTCATCTTGGTTTGAATCTATGTCTAAAAAATTCAAATACGATAGACGTAAGATTGCACAGGAATTGGAGTGTGACTTCTTAGGTTCGGGAGATGGTGTAATTCCTGGTGACATTCAAGAGAATATTGCCAAGAATATGATTAGAGTTCCATTTGAGAAGTATATGCAAGGAACTTTTTGGCATTGGAAGGAACCAGTACAAGACCATCGTTACATTATGGGTGTGGACGTGAGTAGAGGGGATAGTGAGGATTTCTCCTCCATCAATATTATTGATTTTGATGAAAGAGAACAAGTTGCAGAATATATTGGTAAAATACCTCCAGATGATTTAGCAGCAATTGCCTATAAATGGGGTGTGTTGTATAATGCATTCATTGTGGTGGATATTACAGGAGGTATGGGGGTTGCAACATCAAGAAAATTACAGGAATTGAATTATAAAAATCTTTACATTGATGGTATTAATACTCAAAATATATGGGAGTATAATAAGAAAGCAATGGATAAGATACCCGGTTTAAACTTCAACAATAAAAGAACACAAATTGTTGCAGCTTTCGAGGAACAATTAAGGAAAGGATTTATGGTAAGGTCATCAAGACTACTAAACGAACTTAATACTTTCGTTTATATGAATGGTAGACCTGACCATATGAAAGGTGCTCACGATGACGCGATTATGAGTATGTCTATGGCATTATATGCTGGTGATATATGTTTCAATCAATTACAAAGAACTGACGCACAAAACAAGGCAATGTTAGATTCTTGGGTGTTATCTGAAAGGACATATGAAGCAAATAAGTCGTTTTATTCATATGGAACTACTTTTGACCCGGTGGGTTCTATGTCATTTGGTGGCAGTTCACAACAGAGTACACCAAGTAAAAATTCATACAATGAATACAGTTGGTTATTCGGTAAACGTAAGTAACCTCTTTATTTTTCCAATAATTAAGTGTAGATTAAATAGAAATAGTATTTATAGATATGGCCGAGAATAATTTAACAATATTTCAAAAACTTACTAAAGTATTTGGTTTTCAGGGTAAAACAAAAGAAGAACCACCTTCCTTTACGTTTTCAAAAGATGAATTACTAAAAACTGATAGTAAAGAAGAGTACGAAAAGGCGTTGTTGCAGGCTCAACAATCGACCTACATTGCAGATAAATGGACTAAACTTGACCAATCATTATATCAACAGTCTGTTTATTATGAACCTAATAGGTTGTCAGCATATTATGATTATGAATCAATGGAGTTTACTCCGGAAATATCTGCGGCTTTAGACATTTATGCTGAAGAGTCTACAACAATGTCAGAAAAGGGTGAGATACTTACCGTATATTCTGAATCAAAAAGAATCAAAGCAATTTTAGAGGATTTATTTAAAGAAAAATTAGACATAAACACCAACCTACAAATGTGGGCAAGAGGTATGTGTAAGTATGGTGATGATTTTGTTTATCTAAAAGTAGACCCTGAAAAAGGAGTCGTTGGATGTCAACAATTACCGAACATTGAAATTGATAGAATTGAAGGTTCGAGTGCTTCTGGAAAAAATTTAGCCCCTGTCCCTCAAGATAGTAAATTACCAACAAGAGAATTAAGATTTAGTTGGAAGAACAAGGATATGGAATTCCAAGCTTGGGAAATAGCTCATTTTAGAATTTTAGGTGATGATAGGAAGTTACCGTATGGTACTTCTATGTTAGATAAGATTAGAAGAATTTGGAAACAACTTTTACTTGCTGAAGATGCAATGTTAATTTATAGAACATCAAGAGCACCTGAAAGACGTGTATTTAAAGTGTTCGTTGGTAATATGGATGATAAGGACATTGAACCATACGTACAACGTGTAGCAAATAAATTTAAAAGGGACACTGTGGTTGACCAAAAAAATGGTCAAGTAGATATGAGATATAATCAAATGGCAGTAGACCAAGATTATTTCATACCTGTTCGTGACCCCGCTCAAACTAACCCAATCGAAACATTAGCGGGAGCAGCCAATTTAGGTGAAATCGCTGATATTGAGTATATTCAAAAAAAGATGTTAGCAGCACTTCGTATCCCAAAAGCGTTTTTAGGATTTGAAGAGGTTGTTGGTGATGGTAAGAATTTAGCGTTAATGGATATTCGTTTTGCAAGAACCATT